AAAGTAGCAGTAAAGGGGGCGATTCTGCAAATGTCAGTCCACAGCACAGTTTCCCATGCTTCACGCAGACGTGCATGAGCAAAATCTCTGAATTGAGCATAAGTCTCAGTTGTAATATTATTCCTATCGTTGCCAGAATATTGAATGGCATCTAAGATGATTTGACTAAAATCTTGTGTTCTCATTGTACGATTTTACCATTAGCATCAAACACAGCACCATTAATACGAGTCCGTTTTTGGTAGTTACTTGCAACCACTTCTGGGTTGTCACGCATGAACTCTTTAAGGAACTGGTCATCTTTCCAGCAATCTGGACCTAATCTAGTACTCCAGTAATAATACGCTTCAAGAGGAATTGACGCAATCTTTCTCCCGAATTTGGATGACGTGTGCGGATTATTTTGTTCAAAAATAGCGTTCTGCTTTGCTTTGATAGTAGCAGCAATACGCTCTTTATTAAAACCATTGATGAGTTCCCTCTCGACACCCTTTCGAATGTCGGAGGGGATTGCATCAGCCAGACTTTGAAATAGGTCTGACACTATGAATTACGAAGCGTAATCAAACACGCCGTAAGCGAGAGGATTGTAAACGCACAACCCAGCCACAGCCTGAATCATTCTTGCTTCACCACCGCCGTAGTTAGGCAGAGCAGTTACGCCAGCAACGTCACCACCATAACGAATTTCGAGAAGGTCAAAGGGAATGACAAGACCCTTATGGGTATCGCCAACGCCATTGCTATCAACGTTAAGGAAGTGCGAGGGGTGCAAGCGAATCTTACCGAAATCGCCTTCAAACACGTCCACGGACGAGATGTATTGGCTAAGGTCAGATTCACGATTCAGCGTACGAATAGCAGTTTGGGTATTTGTGCTACCAGACGAAGGCGTAGTGAACACGAGGTTCGTAAACGCTCTCTTTAAGGCAGAACCACAAACAAGGTCGAAATCACGGAATTGACCAGTTTGGGTATAAATACCAGTAAGGACATTCTGAACTTCCGTTTCAGTCAAGTTAGCCGTACCAACAGTCGAACGATTCGATGCAGGAGTTTGGAACTTGGCATTGATAGGAAGAACTGCGTCTTGGTTGGAATCACCAGCGGCGAGCGTCCACTTGAACAAGCCACGTGTCTGGTAGGCTACCGAGCCATTGTCAAGCACAGCACCATTGTAAGACGATACTGTGGCTTCCATGTCACGCTTGAGGACTTGGATGCCTTTAGCAACGTTGTTAGCCAACTCATCACGAACACCAGCCACAACAGCGATGTCTTGAGTGAGAGGCGAAACACGAACTGCTCTACGGAAAACTTGAATGTAGTTCGACAGTTCAGCACGATAGGTGTTAGAGCCGTCCTTAACGTAGTTTTCATACGTTGTAACGTCAGCACCATCAATCGTACCAGTAGTACGAGCGGCTGGAAGGGAGTCGGCTTGCCATCTGAAAAGAGTATTGCCGGGTTTGCTACCCTTCTTAGCCATAGAGGTAATTGGGGTGTCCTTAGCATCAACGAGAGCGATAAGGTCAGCGAGTTCTTCTCGCTTACCGCTCGTAAAAGAGGGTTCTGTTAAATTTGCCATGTTAGTAGGAGATTACAAGAATCGGTTAGCGATAATATCAGACAAGTGAGTTACATCTCCAGTTGCGGCGAACTTGTTTCTAGAGGCTTGAGCCTTTGCTTCCTTGGGTGGAACATAGGCTGGCGTAGCAGTTCTTTTAGGTTGTGGTGGTACTTCTTTAGAAGAGGCAGGTTGTTTTTTGCTTGCCGTTTCTCTGGCTTTTACGCCACGAATGTAGTCACCTAATACCATTTTGTAGTCAGGAAACTTAGTGATTTCTGGAAACTGTTGAAGGAAGGTATCGGCAATTCTTCGTTCAGAAGAAGTCTTATCTTTCCACCAAGGGTATTCTTTATTAACAATATTTTCGAACTGATTAAAGTTTTGTAAATAGTTAAGTCTCTTAGGAAGATGTTCTTCTAAAGCATCAAGTGCTTTAATCTTGATTTTTCGTACATCTTCTGAGGAATACTCAGTTTCATTACCATTAGAATCTCTAACTACCGCACCATCAGGGTTTAATTCACACCATCTACGGATTTGCTTGGCTTGGTCAATTTCACGATTAACTTCGTCAGCACTATTCAGATTGCTGTAAGGATTATTAGCAATAGGAGTCCTCGCTGGCTTGTTAGCCTCTTGCGTAAGTCGCTCCATCTCACCTTTAAGCCGTTCAACTTCTGCCTCCGCTTCTCTCCGTTTTGCAGAGAGTTTATCAATGCGTTTCTTTACACCCTTTGGTAGTCCTCGGTCGGTTTCTTCGTCATCAGACTTGGTTTCTTCGGTTTCCTCGGAGTCTGATTCTTCTTCCTTACCGATTTCTGTTTCTGGTTCAGTTTCATCAACTGGACTTTCTTTTTCTGCTGTCGCTTGAACAGCATCCCCATCTTTTTCTTCTGAGTCGGGGGACTCACTTCTCTCACTACTGTCGGTGAGAACCTTGCTGACTAAATCAACAAAGTTTTTTGCTTCAAAAGGTACAGTATCCTTCTGTGTTTGCGTGGGGTTGTTTTGTGCCGTTCCAAGGTCGGCTGATTCATTTGTATTCATTAGATTAGGTCTAAAGTCCTTTTAACAGGGTTTTTGATAGTCCCAGAACTATTAGCACTTAGATACTACTTTATTACAATTAGCAATACCTAGTGCTTAAAATTACCATTTCTTCACGATTTACTGCTTTCTGGGGGTCTGCCAATGTCCATTAGCACGATATCTCTGGTCTGTAATAGCACCATTTTAAAAGACCTTAATGCTTCAGCCCTTCCAGCGTGATAGGCTCTATCTTCGCCACGGCTTTCCTTGCTTAACGCATAAGAAACCTCAATTTCAATAGAAGCGTCCAATAAAATATGAACGGCTTGCCATAATTCATTAGGAGCGTGAAACCCCAATCCGTGAACTACTGTTTGGTCTAATTGTTCCATAAGTTATTGTTGCTGAGATTGTTGCGTCTTATCAGCCTGTTGAATAGCACCCCTTACGTTCTGTGCGATTTGCTGACCAATAGGCGTAACCCCAGTTCTACCAATCTGTTTGTTCTGCTGTTGCATTACAGACATTTGAAGATTCTTAACATAATTATCTAGCAATGCTCTAAAGTGCTGGTCTTGTTGCATTTGTTGCTGTGCTTTAGGATTCTTGCTGATAATATCTTGCATGAATTGCAACTTAGATTGAGCAGTAGGGTCATTTTCAACATAGTTGGCTTCATTGCCAAGCATCATAAGACCAATATCACTTTGAACGTTACGATAAAGCAATTGAGATTCACTTCCAGTTTCAACTAGCAATTCTTTAGCCTTATCTGGGTCAATAGCCTCAACAGCGGCTTTTACTAATTTATTTTTATCAATTACGCCACCAGTATCCATTGGCAACACAAACTGCATAACTGCTTTAAGTTTTTCCATCACAAAATCCGTATCAAGTTCTCTTACATCAAAACGCAGCGAGAAATCATACATATTGGAAATACTGGATATGTTTTGAGGAAGGTCGTAATTAGTAATGCTCTTAATTTCTTCAGGGTCCATAAACTGAAGCATCATAGCAAATACGTGCTGGAATGTTTCGCTCCATACATCAAGCCATACATTAACTGTTGCTTGTTGCATCATCTGGGTTTTTTGTGGTGGAACGGCTGGATGATATAAGCCAAAGTACTCAGCATTGTTTTGAGTCACACGTTCAATAAGAGCAAATGCTGTTTGAGTTTCGCTTTGAGGTGGAGGAAGGAACTTATAGTCATCTGGAGATGTGACTGGTAAGTTCATTGCTGGAGCAATTTTGTTTACCATGCCGTAACGTTTCTTAACCATTAAAGGAGGCAACGTAGTAAATGCTGTTCGGTCACGGATAGAGTCGTGCTGTGCCTTGATTTCTTGCTGGTCAGTCATTGCAATCTCAGGAACGCCACGAGATTCCTGAATAGGTCTGCGAAGTCGTTCTTTGCGATAAATAACAAACGGATATTTGTTTTGAGCGTAACCTAACAATTTATGACTACCATAAATGTCGCTACCTGCACGTGGGCAGAATACTGTGCAATAAATGCCTTGAACGCCATTACTATCAATCATTCTAGAATATGCGTACACCACTTCAATAAGGTGCATATTTCTATTCAATTGATAATTGATTAACGAAGCGGCTGGCAAGATGTTAGGGTCATTGTAATTAGAACGTAAACCAGCAATGCTTACGGCTTGATTTACGAAATCTTCACCCCAGCCTTCAACGGCGGCTTGAGAACGAATCTCCATTTCAGTCATAAATACACGTCTAAAGATTACACGTGCGTTTTGAGCATCAATGGTTTCTGGTGGGAAAGAAATTTCATCATAAGGCTTGCAAGCAGTTACAACAGCACAATTCTTAGAAATATAAGTTTCTGGCATTTCAGCCTTACCTGTTTCACGCAAATCTCGGATTGCCTTCTTTAAGGTCTTTTTATCCTCAGTAACTGCATACATACCTAAAAGATTAGCCGCATAATCTTCCTGATTTGCATCTTGAATTGCATTGATTAAATCCTTAATTGCAGAATCAGGATTTTGCTGTAAAGCCATTTGCACAATTCCATTTAATTCATCAAGTCTAAGTAATTGATTTCTGGTTGCATATTCACGTTCCCAGCCAATGTGTAAACCAGACCATCCGTATTGAAGCGTATATTGAGCCAATAATTCTGCTTCATTTCTTAACTCAGCCTTTTGTTTAGATTGCGTAAACCACTCCATTAGCGTATTTGCTGGAGCGGCAATATCGTAATCTCCCAAATTAGTGCCTTTAATTTTTACTTGGCATCTGTCGAATGTAGTCATCAACATAGCCGAAATTTCATTAATGGTTTTATCTACTAAACGACAACGCACGTCAGACGCACCTTCAAATGGAAAAGCACCTGTGCCTTCGTTAAGTTCTTCTGAGTGTTTTTTTCCATCAGATGTTTGACCACTCCATCTAGCAAGACGAATATCGTCATTTTGCATGATGTTAGCGGTATTGCCACCATGTTGGTTGGCACGATTGTATTCCATCCAGAGGTAAGGTACATCTGGTTCTGGCGTTGCATATACAATCTTATCCTGATTTGGATTGTACTTAGTTGATAGGTTGTTTTTTACAATGCTCATTTAAATAATTGATAATATCGTCTCGGAAATATCTTGAATGACCACCTTTTGTTTTTGTGGTTCTAATTACTTTGTTATCTGCGAGTTGTTTTAGTTTTGTTCTGGAAAATCCAGATAAATAAATAGCCAGTTTTCTGGACAATAATGTTGGTAGATAGATTTCCATTAGTAACTTCCTCCACCCCAGCCTTGCATATTTGAACGGCTGATGTACGTTGGATTCATGACAATTAGATAACGCAATGCGTCTATTGGGTCTTTCGTTGCTCCCTTGTCCCCATCTTGTCCTGTCCATTCTTTCAATGCAAAGATTAAATTTTGGCATTTTTCGCTGATGTAAAGTTTAGGCTTATTGTCATATGATAGCGGAAGTTCCGTGTTATATGCGAATAAGTTATTAATCATTGCTACGCCTTGTTCAATCCTAATTCCTGCCGCTGGAATAAAGTGCATAGGGTTTTCACCATCATCTAGCATATCAATAAGCGTTACACCGCCTTCTTCTGTTACTGCTTTGCTAGCACCAGCCCTAGGGTCAATGTAACGTTCAAAAATTTCTTCTTTATTATCCTCATCAATAGTTTCTAAATTAAGGATAAGTTCTTTGTATTCACCTAAACTTCTACCAGCATTAGTTCGCTGGGCTGAACCTGCTTTTCCATCTGGGTCAGACGATGGTAATGCCCATTCGCCTTCTGATTCATCTGGAAATTCTCTATATACGTAAATATTGTTATCTTCATCTACTCTAGCCCAAAGCATAAACCAGTTACGAGAACCTGCTGGGTCAATAGCCATATAGTTAGTTCCCCAACTAGGAATAAAATCTTCTGAGATAAGGTTAATTTCTGGGTCAAACCTTGGAAACTGCGTTCCGCTTACGTTGTCAGCCCATCCATAAGCACGAATCTTAATTTCGTAAGACTTCTTGCCAGCAATGGTCTTTTTTAACTGCTCAAATGAACTGTAAGGGTTTAACTGGCTATGGAACCACATAATAGCCGCTGGTCTGCCATAGCATTTAGCCTTGTAAGGCATTTCACCTTTTTTAACGCCGACTACATTTACAGTATCTGGCAATAATGATGCTGGCTTTGTTTCAAGAATCCTACAACCGCTTACATATTCTTTAACGACAGGACTATAACCACTAATAGGTGTAAAAGTGATAATAAGTTTACCACCTCTAGTAACAAGACGATAGCGGAGTGTTTCAAGCCAATCCAATGGTACAAGTTCGTCACACCAGATAAGGTCCACTTCGCCACCTTCAATAACATCTCGTTTCTGTGCATAATTCATGAAGAAACATTGACTCTTATTCGGAAGAATAAAGGTATTATCGCTAAAGCCGTTCTTTTGAGTGTATTGAACGTTCTGGATTTTGTTCTTCTTTAATTCCTTGTACTCAGATGGCAAATACTTGTATATAACGTTTTGTTGCATCTGGATTGAAGATTGGTTAGTAGTATGCAAACACCATACCCTAGCATCTTTCATGTTGATAAGCGTTTGGACTACACGCTTTGCCGCCCATTCAGTTTTTGATGCACGATTGCCTCCAAGAACCAATAGTTCATTATTGGCTTTAAGTACATCGTCTGCTTCCTTCCAATGCGGAAGGTCAAACCCATGGCGATATGGGTCTGTTTTTTCAGCCTTAATTTTATCTTCTCTTAGATTTAAAACTTCGATTGTCTTTTCCTCACCAAACGTCTCAACAAGCCTTTTAATATCCTCTTTAGTAGGAGTAATTAAGACTGGATGTGGTGTGGGCGAAAAAGCCATATCTGTTCGTGAAATTCTAAATCATCATAATCTACTTCATCCCCTTCTTCTGTTGGAATGATGAAGCAGTTAGGCATTATTCCGCTCTACCCCTACCTAGGGTTTTATACCTAGCGGTTTCTGGACGCTTATGCTCCGCTTTACGCTGAACAGAATAAGC